AGTTGGACCTGGAAGGCAACCAGATCACTAATGTCTCGATATCAGGACTCACGAATCTACAGGAGTTGGACCTGGGAGGCAACCAGATCACTGATGTCTCGCCGTTATCGGGACTCACAAACCTGCAGGGGCTAGAGCTGTACAATAACCAGGTCACCGATATATCGTCTTTGGCGAGCCTCACGAACTTGCAGACTTTGGACCTGAGAGGCAACCAGATCACGGATGTCTCGTCGTTATCGGGACTTACGAATCTGCAGGAGCTAACGCTGTACAATAACCAGATCACCGATATTTCGCCTCTGGCGAGCCTCACGAACTTGCAGAGGCTGAGCCTAGACGAAAACCAGGTCACGGATGTTTCGTCTCTGGCGAGCCTCACGAACTTGCAGACGCTGAGCCTAGGCAAAAACCAGGTCACGGATGTTTCGTCTCTGAAGGGACTCACTCAACTGAATATAGTCCGATAAAAAAACGGTTATGAGGGCATAAACTATTTTCTATTTTTTTTGCTTGTCATAAATTGAGATAGTCTGCCGACAATAAGTTGTTGGTCAAGAAAACTGTAGCAAGAGAATCAACGTACGATATGACAATTATTATTCCTCAAAAAATGATTGATTGGCCTGCTGGTTTAGCCGACCACTAAGACGCTCACGTATCCGGTGTCGCCAGTGGTTTCGCAGGTGATGTTGAACCCGGTCGTTGCTGGGGTATCCCAACCCAGTTCCTTGCTGGCGGCTGCCGAGCCCTTGTAGGTCAGCAGCACCTGGAAATTGGCGTCTGCCCAGTCGTCCTCTTCTCCGAGTCCCTGTGCTCCGTAAGATACCTCGTTCTGGGGTATTCCGCCGAGGGTGTTCAGGGTGCCGTTCCCAGCCAGGACTCTTGAGCCCCTGCCCTGAGTATCGCTGGCGATGGTCAGGACCCCGCCCTCGACGGATGCGGTGCAGCCGGTCGTGTCGCCATTGATCAGGGTAGCGATCTCCTCAGGCGTCACGGCTGTGACATCAGCGCAGTCGCCGGTGCCTGCGGTCACAGATCCATAGTCTGGCCCGATCTGGAGTTCATCGCAGCAATCGTGATCGTCGGCATGAGTAACGGCTATGCTGCTGTTGGTGCCAAGCGTCGGGCTTGTAATGACGAGTTTGTTGCTGCTCCAGGCCACAGTGACGTTAGCCTTCTTGCCCCCCAGTGCCTGGATCTTGGTCTGCATCTCGGCAGCTATCTCTGCACCGGAATCACATGATCCACCCACCCAGTCACAGGTTACGGTTTCGGGGGTGTCACCATCTACTGAGATCTTGAACTTGGTGTCCACCGATGAAGTCATATCGGTAGCGCAGCCAGTCCCGCCGGTGTGATTTCCGGCAGCGCAGTTCAGGGTCGCTGTCTGCTCACCTCCACCATCGATAGTCAGCTTGATGGTGCCGTTGTTGCCGACCGTGTGCATGTCCGTGGCCCCGTTGATGCCTGTGATGGCTGCACTGGTGGCAGTCCCAAAGACGACCTTTGTGACATCCCAGCCGGTGAGCTGGATCACGTTCGCCACTATCCGGCCTATGGAAGCCTGAACGGCTGAATCGGCCAGAGCAAGGGATGCCTGGACGGCAGTTGTCATATCCCCAGAGGGAATGCCGTCAACAGGCCGAGTGTACTTGGCCTTATAGCCGCCATCAATCTCGTTGATAGCTGCCACGATGGTGTTTTTGGCCGTTGTAGTGAGGCCCGATAGTGTGCCGATGTTGGCCACGATCTCGTTGATAGCGGCCTGGATGGAGGTCTTGACCGATGTGGTCAGGCTGGCCAGGGATCCGATCTTGACATCCGAGGCCATCTTGGCGTTAGTGACTGAGCTATCGGGCGGCGCGGTCTGCGGGGATAGAGCATTGATCTCGTCTGCAGTGGCGGTGACTTTCGTCATTACGCCGCTTTTGTTCGGCAGGCTCAGCTCATGAACTTCAAGCTTCTGGACCCGTCTTTTGCCCCAAATCAGATCCATTGGAAAAGCCATAGCTACTCACCTCCTTCGGCCTGGTCGTCTGGCAGCATGAATATCACCCCAGATGATACCAGAGTCTCAAGCGGTATTGCTGACATCTTTCAGCGCCTCCCTTGTAAGCTCTTCTGGCAATTCGATCACGTTGCCCGCCCTCAGCAGAACGCCCAACGAGCTGAGTTTCACTGCTTCTTTTGGCCTAAGGATCTCGCCCCGCTTGTATTTACGGGGGGCCTTTAGGGATTCGTCGTAGGTCTCGAATCCTCGTTCAACACGATAGACTTTCGTCATCCTGTTCCTCAAGCTATTGTATTCAGCAGGAAAGCGCCTGCATATGGTTCCGTGACGACCGGCGTGAAACACTGGAAGCCCTGATAGTATTCTGCGTGAGACAGCAAATCAGGAACGGTCACAAGGGCCGTGTCGAAGCCGCCCATGGGCTCGTTGAAGCTGACATTCATGGCGGCAAATGTCTTGTACATGCCCGGAGTGTCCACGAAACCGTACCACATGCTCTTGCCGAAGATCCAATCGAGATCTACTGCTGCGCCCGGTTGTGCTTTGTTGTACATCGCCCCGGCTACTATGATCTTCTCGACGTCAAGCGCCTGAGCTATCATCTGCTCGTTGAGCTTGGTGGGCACCTTCTCGGATCCCTGAGGATTGCGGTACAGGCTGATGAGCTGCGGATTGAGCCGCAGAGACTCATAGACCTGCTCACCCATCAGGAGGGTGTTGGGCTTAACCCCGATCTTTTGCTTGATGGCCAGAGTCAGATCCTTAAACAAATTCAAGGGGTCCGAATCTGCGTCGTTGAGCCTCCGGAAGGTCTCGCCGGTGGTTATCTCTCCGGGGGACCAGGTTTCGCCAGAATTGACTCCTGTGAGGTCAATTCCCCAGACGCCCGCCTTGAAAAGGGCGTCTGCGATGATAAGTTCCTTGTTGAGCTGCAAGACATCCGACACCAGTCGAGATGTGGCCAGCTCGATGTTGTAGACCTCGTTTGCGACGTATGGTATATCGTCGGTCAGGTTGGACTGGAAGGCATACCTCTGGCATGCATATACGAGGGGGGTGTCAACCTTTATAGAACCGGTTGCGGGCAGCGTTCCCGGTCGCCATGTGGCGGCACGAGGTGTGAACTTGTTTGCTTTGTCCATCCTGCCGATCAAGCCAGCTATCTGCTTTATCGGGGCCACTGGGACCCACTGATCGGCGACAAACACGGTCTGGTTCTGCTGATAGTCGAGGATCATGTTTGACTGAAGCTCTGCGACCATCAGGCGAGAGTAATCCTCGCTCTTCTCGACGCGCTGGACCTGGGACGCGAGCAGTGCCTTGTATGAATTATCCATTTCCATTCTCATTTCCCCCTCAGGTTATCGCGTAATAGAACGGCCCGATGAGCCTCACGGTCGCGTTTAGGCCTTCTGCGGCGGCAACTTCGCATTGGCCGACGATAACATCGCCTGCTGTTGGAGTTGCCTTGACGCCTACTCCGCCTGCCGCGGGCTTGACCAAATCACCCACTGCCAGACCACCCGCGCCGGTCTTTACGAGTGCCTTCCCCCTGAGTTGCACAATTGCACTCAGAGAGAACCTGGTGGAAGTTGCAGTCTGAACGGGAGCATTGACCAGCATGCCCACAGAGAGGCCGGATGTCCAAGCTTGCACTGTTCTGGGGCGGCTGGTGTTGAGCTGTACGAATGTATTCGCCAGAGCAGACATGTCGCCGTCTACGTCGTAGCTGCTTCTGTCGCCTGGCACAAATTCTTCGAACGGTACTGGTACGTCCATATTACCGCCTCCCACCGATGAAAGTGGAGTGCACATTTTGTTTGTGTTCGCTCATTACTGCTTTTGCAAGCTCAGGGTTCTCCTCGGCGGCTTTTGTGACAGCTCGAGCTCTGAGTACATTGGCGCTCTTGCCGCCAGTGCCGCTCTTCCGGATCTCGCCCAGGTGCTTCTGGACAATGGATTCGAACTGTTCTGTGGCGCTGCCGGGCTCGGGTCTGTTGGAGCCGAGCGGATGATAGAGCAGCTTGCCAGCCTCGGTTTTCATGACGCTGGCCTGCTTCATGGTGGTGAGGATCCTCTTTCGGGCCGCAGATGGCAGCCCCTCCAGAGACTTCAGGATCTCTGCGGTCTCTTCGGGCTTGCCCAGCTCGGCGAAGTCGGACTTGGCTATCTCGACGTACTCCTTCTTCCGCAGGATATCGCTCTGAGCCTCCAGAGACTTCCGCAGCTGCGCGTTTTCCTCCTGCAGCGGTGCAACGGCCTTATTGACAATTGCCTCAATATCGGCCTTGGTGACCGAAGCCCCAGCTCCGGCCCTGTCAGCCTCAGCGGGCTTGGTCATCTTCTTCATTTTGATGCGTCCTTTAAATTTGTCTGCTGATTTATAAATCAGAAAACGCTTCCCGTTAGCTGCTTTGCCAACGAGGGAGACTTCGTCTAGCTCTAAATCTTTCAAGTCACTTGGCATAGAGAATACCTCAGATCATCAGAAATTATGCAGAAAAGAGAGCTTCAGAAAGATGTGCGTGTGCCGGTCCCTGCTATGGAGAAGCCGGTTATTTCGCCCTTCTTGACATCCTGCCAGAGATCGTCGTCATGGATCTTGACTGCCATTACCCAGGAGCCTGCCTTAACGACCTGGCCATTGCATGTGAAATCAGTCGGCGCAATGTAGGACTCGATCACGTCAGCCTTAGCCGGGCCTTCGTGCTCTTTGCCGATCCTCTGGCTCTGCATCATGAACTTATGGCAAGCTTTGCGGATCTCGGACTTGGAGAGACGATCTCCCTGGAGGTCTATGCTGTCAGGTTCGCTGACGACGCCGTATACGATCTGCTTGTCGGCCTTGATGATAGGCACCCGGAAGGCTTTCCGGACATCGTTGCACTTCTCGGCAATGTCGTCCTCCTCTTCCTTATCCTCATCGTCTTCTTTCAGGAAGTCTGGCAGGTTCTCGTCTTCCTTTTCGGCCTCGACCTGTTCTTCTCCGGCCCCCTCTTCCTCGCCCTTCTCGGCTTCTTCATCGTGCTCGGCCAAGACTTCCCGGATGTCATCTATGAGGTCGGACTTGCCACTGTCTTCGTCCTTGCCCAGGCCTTCTTCCTCTTCGTCCTCTTCTGGAATCTCGCCCATCTCATCAGGGCCTTCGTCCTCCAGATCAGCATCACCCTCTATGTTAGCCTCTTCACCTTCGGCAGGGGTCTCTCCCTCTCCTGCTTCTTCCTCACCGCCGTGCTCCGTCATCCACTGCTCCAGGGCAGCCTGATGCTTCTGTTCATCTTCCTGGATGGCTGCCATCATCTCCTTGAGCTGCGGGTCCTGGATCTTGTCGAGGGCCTGGGTAAGTGTATCCACGCCCCCGGATTCGTCTGCTAACCTTTCACGAACGAAGTCGATGTCCGAGCCTTCTTTTTCTACTTCAGGCCCGTTCTCGTCGTCTTTCTCTTTGAATTCGTCGTCTGACATAATAGCGCCTCCTAATCTGGGAGCATGGATCTGTGAATAATCGAGATTCTTTTTGAGGATCGGCATAGCTGCATCACCCCATCGGAAACGGAAAACAAGATTTCTGAATCTCAACAGTACTTTTCTGCGTCTTTGCCGAGCCGCTTCAACTCTGCCCATTCATCTACCAGAGCCCGGCTCCTGGCGACCATCTCCAGATAAGCCTGGTATTCCTCATCAGTCATACCGCACCACCGATGTAGTGGCCTGTTCCAGCATATCGATCTTCTTTGAGGTCTTCCAAGAAATGGATACAATGAGGATGAAAGACGTTAGCGTCTTTTGCATCCTTTAGAGATGGATACTCTTTCGACTTGCCGGTAATGCTAACGATCTTCCCGGCCCAATCCCGGCACGCCTGGCAGCTATTCGCTCGGACCTCATGGGATATCATGGCCAGGTCGTTGCCTCTGCCGTGCATGGCATTCTCGACTCCGAGATTGAAGACATCCCGAACGGCAGTCAGGGCAACCATTCGGATGTAATCGGCCAACCCCAGCTCCTTGCCGTCGATGGTCTTGTGGCCTATGATCCGGCCACGCAATCCTGCATAATCGACCTTTGCCTTTGATTGTGATAGAGCTGCCTGAGTCCGGCGTTTCTCGGCCTCTGCTATGACTTCCTCGATGTGCCGACCTATCTGGGCATCCACTTCCTTGAAGCGGTTGTATTCCTGTGTTGCCAGGGCCTGGGCGGCCTTAGCGTGAGGACCTTGCAGCATACCTGCTTTGGAGCCGGCCAGGTACATGCCCGGTATGGCTACTCCGAGCCACGAGGCCGCCTGCATGAGCAAACCTCTCCGTATCCGGCCCGTCTCGGCCCTCATGCGGTCAGGCTGCTCCAGGTTGTCGTCTATCGCAGCCTGGAGATCTTTCTCGGCTTTCTTGTATAGCAGAGCGATGGCGGCGGCAGTCTCCTTGATGCGCCTCCGGGGTTCCTGCTCTTTACCGGATGCCTTGACTGCTTTCTGGATCGGTGCTTCAGGAAGTGCGGCGATCAGCTCTTCCATGGAATGGCCGGATAACCGCCAGAGTAGCCTCTTGAGCTCGACTACATTATAGCCCAGCTTTCGGGCAGCCTGCCAGAAATCGCTGGTGAGAAGGTCGAACCTCTGCTGGTCCGTCAGAGGAGCACCGGAGAGATAGCCGGTTTCCCTGATGATGGAGAATAGTTCGTGGTTCATATTTCATCGCCGGGCAGTTCTACGCATTTATTCTTGCCAACCGTGTTTCTGCCTTCCATCATTGCACGGGCTTCTTTCAGATAGCATTCCTCGTAGAGATCAAAATACCAGCCCGCCGGCAGTATAGATGGTTTGCCTGGCTTTGGTTCTGTGACTCTAGGCTCTTCTTTTGGCTTTGCGACAGATTTGTGGAAATTTTTGGGAGGATGCCAATTTTTGGTAGTCTAACTCCATTGAGTTGATAGATCCTTCGTGAATATCATGTCCGGCAATAAAGAAGTTAGGTATATCCAATTGATGCCACTTATGCCATATTTGGGTAGGTAGAGTCCCATGATGCGGTTTTATCTCAAACAACACGATTGACTACCTTACTACGGTCCCACTGATGGCCAAGAAGAATAAGATAGAGAAGAATGCCCCTAGCACTCTTTCCAAGGTAAAAGCAAATTTTATTATAGATTGAGAATTTCCAGGCATATCGGGAACTTCTGGTGGATCAACAAAAAGTTTTGTGCCTGAGAGGAAGACAGTTGCACTGAATATAAAAGGGTTTATTAACATTAGCACTTTATTATTTGGTTTATTTTGTAATGGGAGATATTCATCTAAAATGATCTTTTGCTTCTTTTGTCCGATAGAACGCCAATAAATACCGAAAACTAACATGATACCTAATGACCACGCTAATGGCAATAGTGGTTTTTTTCCATAACCATAGAAGTACTCCAAGAATATATCTAGGACCTTTCTAACTGATGCTTCGAATGAACCTATGCCAGGCCAGGGTTGACCTCTATGCTCTTTCCTATATTGGAGGTAGCAGCTGTCATAGTCCTCGAAGTAGCCTAGATCCTTGAAGTTCTTCAGCAAGGACATATAGACTGCATCGTCATAGACCAGACCGCCTTTAATACTATACCATCTAATAAATAATTTATCGTATCTTGCCTTTGTTATCGAGAGCGTACCCTGAATGGTTGTGTTCTCAAAGAGCGCGTCTCCCTTGAACTGGCTGCTATTGAAACTAGTATATCTTTTGAACACCACTTCGCTGAATTCGGCCTCTCTTCCAAATGTATTGTACTCGAAGTCGACAGTACCATTGAAGACCGAGGACCAGAAGTTGGCATCTCCATTGAAGGTCGAGTACTCGAAGTTGGCATCGCCATTGAAGGCCGAGTCCCTGAAGTCGGCAGGGCCATAAAAGACCGTCCACTTGAAGTCGGCAGTACCATTGAAGGTCAAGTTCCAGAAGCTGACAATGCTATTGAAGGTCAAGCCCTCGAAGTAGGCAGAGCCGTTAAAGACTGTGGACCCGAAGTAGGCAGAGCCATTGAAGGCCGTGGACCCGAAGTAGGCATCGCCATTGAATGCCGAGCGCTCGAAGTAGGCATCGCCATTGAAGGTCGAGTACTCGAAGTCGGCTGTGCCGTTGAAGGCCGAGGATCCGAAGTCGGTTGTGCCGTTGAAGGCCGAGGACCAGAAGGAGGCATCGCCGTTATAGATCGAAGACACGAAGTAGGCATCGCCGTTGAATGCGGTAGAATTAAACATCACTGAATCTTGAAAGATAGTGCGATTGAAATGAACTGACCGTTCAATCATCAGCCCACTAAGGTTCAGATCGCCCACAATAGTGCAGTCATCGAACTCAGCCGGTTCTCCTGCTCGGATTATGGTCTCAACCTCACTAGCCTGGATGACTCTATTCTCTGGCATGCCTCCAGATAATCCGATAATAAGAAGGAGAATCACAAGGACCATGGCCCAGGTTCGACTCAGAAGCTCTGCCTCCTGCGAAGGTATAGAGCGCTCTTGTTACAATAACTTTGGCTTGTTGAGTAATGCAATTAATTTTAGCTCAAAGCGATAATTATCTTTCCACACACATTTTATTATTATCGTGATACACCGCAGCTCTGCCGCAAGGTGTATTGCCGCTGTTTCACTCCCTCGAAAATTTCTGAATAGTATTCAACAACCGCCCCTTTAGTGCTGTAAAGCGGCATGTAATAGGCATTGACGGTGTCGGCTAGGCTCATGTGCTCGCCTCCTGCGGCCCGAGTATCGCATCCAAAGCGCTCTGGCCGTCCAGCAGGCTATCGATGGGTGCATCTCCGTGCTCTTTCAAGTCGTCTTTGACTTCTTCCTCAACGAAGCTCGGCAGACCCAGATTCTTGATAATAGCATCCCTGATGCCTCCCTGCTTGGAGAGGTCCCATCCGGCTTTTTCGAACAGCCCCAAGATGGCCACTATATCCTGGGTGTTGAGTGGCACAAGAGGATCGTAGACGATCTTGGGCCGGGGCTGGCCTGGCCTGGCCTGAACTCGAACCGCGGATTGAGCCGGAAGAGCTGCTTTACCGCCTGGCCGTTAATCGACTCCTGGAAGCTCGTGAGAGTCGCAGCGACCGCCAGGGTGAAGTTGTCGGTCTTGTCTCTCGACAACGCAAGGCTACCGGTTCCTCCCATGCCCAGGGCCTGGAACTCAGTCATGGTGGCGATCAGGATCGCTTTGGCCTCGGCCTCGATCGCCTGCGTGATGTGGCCTATTATGTCGGCATTCTGAGAGGGCTGGAGGAAGCCGACCTTGATCAGTGGTTGTCCTTCAGCGTTCCAGACCTGGGGTGTGATGATCCACTTCTGCTCTCCCACAGTGATCGATTCCATAGTCTCGACCAGGGAGTCGTAGGATGCCTTTGCCTCGATGGCGGCCGGGTCGGTCGGGTTAGCTGCGTAGCTCGTAGGACCGTTGGCTATGTTTGCTGGAGCCTCGACCCAGGGAATACCTGCGCCACCCCGTTCGATGATGATGTTCCGGAAGTCCTCCAGGACCTTCTTGGTCCGCCAGCTCCTCCAGACAGGCCTGAGGATCGACCTGCCTTCCGGCGAGTCGAATCCTGGCTCGGCCCGGAGGTTGATGAGCTTCTCGATCGGGATGAACGTGGTGCGATAATCGGGTGCCGCTATCTGGGTGAGTCCCAGTAGTTTGGTCACATCCTGGGGATCGTAGTCCCAGTGGAAGATCGTGTCCGGGGACCGAAAGGCGAAGTTAGCCCAGCCTACTGCTTCGTCGTCATATTCTGAGGAGAAGCGTTCATCCTCTTGCTCTCCGTCCCGCTGCTTGAAGATCTTCTCGAAGGGCGCAAAGCCGTACTGCAGG